TTTATATTTTCTGCTTTACTGATTTTGAAATTTTGAAAATAATTTAGCATTTTTTCGAAAATTTTCAAATTACTTTGAAAATTGGAAAATGTTAGTTATAATTAATTATATTAAATAAATAAATAATATATGGAAAAATTAATCGAAAATTTAGTGGCTTTATTTGCCTATGAAAATGTAAATGATGTAAAGATTGATAAAGATGAAGAAGGAAATACAGTAATTTTTATTTCTAAAAAGAAAGATAATACTGAACTCCAGAAAATTAGACAAGAAATCGAAGATCTCGATGATGAAATTTTTGAAGCTGCTGCTGAGAAACTCAAAACATCTAATCCTGCTGCTTTCAAAGTAATGATGACTCTTGAAGAAAAGAATCCTAATATGGAGAATATTAAAGTTGCTTACAAAATCTTCAAAGCTATTGTTAAGGAAATTGTGGAACAGAGTATTAAAGAGCACACTGAAGAAGTAAACAGATTATTTAATAAATACCTTAATAATAAAGGAGAGTAATTCTCTCCTAAATAATGTCCGGTAGTCTAATGGTAAAACGGGTGGCTCTAACCCACCATTTCCGGGTTCGAGTCCTGGGCGGACATCTAATGTTAATGTTAATGTTATATGAATAATAAATTACCAATTAAATTTATGGCAACTGTAGAACACTATTTTAAAGAAGTAATAGAGTTCTGCGAAGAAAATGGACTTGCCAACGAGCAAGAATTTTTAGATTTTATGGATAGAATGAACAAACTTAGTGTAACACATTAATTATGGAAATTTCAGTTGGTGAATTAAATGAACTCTTACAAAAAGAATTTGATAGAGGTAGACAATGTCCTATTCCTCAAATAAATACTCCTTATGTTCAAATAAAAGATTGGAAACCAGAATTTTATACTATTTCTGATTTAAAAGATAATGTTCCAGAAGCTTGTAAGAATTGCCCAAACCATCCTTCTAATGGAGGTTCTGGAATATGTCATTGCACTTTAGGATCAACTCCTATTAAATGTACTACAAATGGAACGGAATGTTATTCAACAGAAAATGGAGTAACATATACAATAAATAAAACAAACTGATAAAATAAAAAGGCGAGCCCGTGAAAACGAGTTCGCCTTTATTGTTTTATTTTAATATGAATATTAAATTATTACTTTTTAAGACTTTCTTTGTATTTATTATATTCCCTCTCTATTATTTCATGTTCTTGGTCCAAACGTTTTTCGAATTCTTCATCTGTCATATCTTTATATGATTTTTCATTGCCTAATTCTTTGTTTATTATCTCACTCAGTTCTATAGCATGATCATTATACCATTTATTCTGCCGATCATTTGATGCTTTAATAAGTCCCACTGCTGCACCAACACCTCCTACTATTGGTGTCACTAATAAGCTTTTTAAGCTTTTTGTTACAAAGTTATGTTTCTTTTCTAATTGTCTAACTAATTTATCACGCTTTTCAAGCTGACTTTTCAGTATACCATAAGCATTAGAATATTCTGCAGAATAATTAGGATTACGCTTTTTTATAGTAAATTCATTTGTGGATTTTAATCTTCTAGCAAAATTTAAAAATTCACCAAATGAGCGACTAGGTTGTTTTGGTATAAATAAATCAAGATCACTAACAGCACTAAGATCATTTAACCCCCAACGACCATGTAAATTAGGCAGATTTTTACCGAAATATTGAAGCTTCCTTAAATTAACTACAGGTTTATCCACTCCTTTTGGGTTTATTGATCTTTCATATATATTCTTTGTAGCCCCCTCACCACTTTTAACATAAGTAGCCTCAATCATTTCCTCTCTTGGATCGGTTATATCCCAATCGTAATTTCTTATTTTACTTCTATATTGTCTAAGTTGTTCTTCTAAAGGTTTACTTCTATCTATGTTGAAGTCATAATGTACTATTCCTTGATAAGACGCAGAGTTATACCCATTTGTTTCTGGTCTCATAAATTTATCAGCAATATATCTACCATTAGAAGTATAAAGCCCTCTATTACCTAATCTGTCTAAAGGATTTTCTGGTGGTGTTGTTAAAAATTTTTCTGCTTTTTTATCGTTTATTGCAGATGCATTGTGTACTCTAACATAACCTGCTCCTGTAGTAGTTTTAGGTATTTTCTCTTGAACACCTATACCTCTAACACTAAGACTTTGGTGTTCTATGAATGCATCTATTGCTTCTTGTGAGAGACCATCGAGTGTTGGGTTATATGATAAAAATATTCCATATTCAGGAGATATGGTTAATAATTTATTAAAATCATTTAATTCTTGTGTAGTTCTTTTCTTTAACTTACTAAAATTAATTCTAGCATTAGCTATACTTTGTATATTATCTATTGCAGCATTATTTACTGCATTCCTATATGTTTCATACCCATTATCTATAGCTTCTTGATTTACATATTTAGTATAAGTATTTGGAGCTCTTCTTTCTGCTATATTGTTTGCCATTTCCTCTATTGGATAATAATTTCTGGAAGGTTTTTTTACAAGTTTATTTACATTTTTTGTCACTCTCCTGAAAGGACTTATACCTAGATTATTTAAATTACCATATGTTTGATTCCATGCTTTATTATAGGCATTGATAAATCTATTTTTGACAACTGGTAATAAACCTATACCTAAATCAGTAGCAAAATAAGATGTCATATTTGCAGCATCTTCATTCATTCCTAATTTTTGTAGACCTAAACTAATTGGCTGATAAACTCCTGCTTTTTCCATAGGTTCGTACATACCGCCATATATTAGAGAAGCTACTGGATTTATAAATGTAGTTCCGGCAACAAATGCAGGTATTAATACTTGTTTAGGAGTTACATCAGTACTTTGTGAATTAGGAGCACCCATACTATAAAAATCCGTTTTAGCATTTTTTGTAGCATTTATTTTATCATCTACATCTCTCTGGGCATAACTTCTTTTATCTTTATCTTCAGAAATGTATCCCCGTCTATCTAAATATGCTTGTTGTGCTCTTTCTTGTTCAGCTTTTTTAACTGATTCATTATTAGCAGCACGCTATTCCCAATTATAATTAATCGTACTTGATGTCTGTGGGCTTGTTCCAGGAATTGAAGATTTATCTATTAAAAATGGGTTTCCGTGCTAATATCGTGGAATTAATTTTGTCATAATCTTATTAAGCTACAAAAGAAATAAATAATTTTAACATACCATTTTTGTGGATAGTTTAAATCTACATTACACGCTTGATCTTTTTTATATCCTAAGTAATAAGCATTATTATGTGATATCCATTCTCTTATCATTGAAAGTTTTGTTCTATGATTAAGAGGTGTGTCCATAGTAATGCTATTTTCTTTTAAGAATACTTTTATTTTATCTAACATATCATACATATCATAAGGATTCCAAACTAAATAGGAATCTTTTATATTGATATTATTAGTTGTAATGGTAATCTCATGACCGTTTATTTTAGTCTGTATCATTTTTTTCTATTCTATTCTAGCCAATCAAACAATTGATCTGCACTCATATTTCTAAATTCTCCAGTAGTAGGTAGATCTTTTGTTTCTTTTGGGATTAGTTTTTTATTAGTACGCTAAGCAGTGATAGTAACTGGCTTTAATTGAATTTGTCCATCATTTGAATTATACTATAAAAATCCATTAGAAGCTTTACTTATATAATCATCAATTATTTCTTTTGGAGGATTTTCATTTTCCTACAATCCAGTGGTTACTACAGTGGGATTTCCAATTCTATCAAGTACATTACCAGCAATATTCTTTAATTTTGATATATCAGTAGTACTTCTTAGATTATTATAGTCATTAAAATCCCAACCTTGATTATAAACTTTACCAGTTTTTCTATCAATATAAATATCTACTGGAAAATTAGCTGGGTCTGTAAGATAACTTTCATAAGGACCACTATATATTTCTGTTTCACCATGTACGCCTTTTATTGCATAATCCATAAATGTTCCAATTTTTACTAAATTACTTCTATCCACATCAACATCAGGATATTTCTAATAAATAGGAACATCTTTATGTTTACTATTTTTCACAGCATTTGTTACTGGACCATAGTTATCGCTATCTACTTTTGTGTATCCTTCTTGTTCAAAAACTTTTTGCTAATTTTTTCTATTCATTAAGAAAGTTGATTGAGGAGCTCCATTACCTTCTTCTTCATTTTGCTTTGCTGCTTCTTTGTCAGCAAATTTTTGTGCTAAACGCATTAGTTTAGAAGACAATTTATACCCTTTAACTTTTCCTCCTTTTTGAAACAAATGTCCTCCATTAGCAAATGTCTTTACTTTTTCTAAAGGACTAATAGATATTACAGCCTTTTTCTCAGCTTCTTGACGAGAAGGTTTATTAATGTAAGTTCCAGTTTTATATTTTTCAAATTGCTCAAACCATGGTTTGTCATAATGATACGATTGGTCTTCAGCACCTTGTTGAATCCATCTTTCAAAATCTATAGCCAAATCTGGATTATCTTTTCTTATTCTATTTAAATCATACGGAACATTTACAGTTTTATAAAGTTCCGGTTTAGTATAAAATAGACTGTAATTTTGTTTATTAGTTAATTCTGAAATAGGATATGATGGAACGTCTGCATGATAGAAAATTACAGGATTTCCATTAATATTATCATATTTATTTGTTCTTTGGAATTTGTATATATTTATAGGAGTTGATTTATTCGTTATAGATGTTGTATTATCTTTTATTAAAAGATTTACTGCGTTTTCATATTCTTTACTAACATCTAAAGTTTTGTCAACAGGAAGAGGTGCTTTAACTCTCTTATCCATATTAACAGGATAGAATGTAAGATTTCTTTCAATAGGTTTACCTTTATTGATAGTAAATTGTAAAGGATTATCTGTACTATAAGTAAATCTAGGAGATTGTCTATAACCAGATTGTACGTAATAGTTACCTTGTGGATCTACTATCATTCCTTCATCTGTAAAACTGTATCCTTGAGGGAGAGCTGAGCTGAAATATTTATAGTTCTAATAACCATTACCCATGTTATACTGATAAGTACTTCTTAAGTCTCTAACAAAAGTAGGATTTACTTCATATTCAGGTGCGGGATGAGCAGCTTGTTCTGCTCTAACAGCAGCTTCGATCTCTCTAAAGTAAGGTTTGCCTACATTAGCTTTCCAATCTTCAGGAGTTATAACAACCTTCTTACCATCTTCTGTATGATAATGATAAGGATTTGTAGGATCCCAATCAGGAGTTTTATATCCAGTTTTAAATCTAGGTATTAGTTTCATCATAATTTATTATATTTAAAAAGCCCATACCCTAATTAAAGAGAATGGGCTTTTATTTAGTTAATAACCAAATTCTTTAAATAATTCATTAGCTTGCTAATTTTGTGCTGCTGTATCAATTACAGGAAGTGTGGTAGTAGTTGTATCAGTAGTACTAGTTGAACCATTATCAGTATTCTCAGTTGAAGAATTATTATTTACTGGAGTTTTCTTAGGTCTTCCAGGACCAAATAATCCAGTTCCTTGTCTAAGACTGTATACCCTATTTCCTATAAAATTAAATATAGGTTTATGACCAGCAACTAATCCTGTTACGAGTGGAAGAGCTATAGTAGTATGTAAAATCCAAGGATTCTTAAAACCCTTTGGAGTCTATCCATTAGCATATGTCCATCTATTCCATGCACGGCCTCCTGGTCTTCTAAATATTGCACCATTAATAGGCTAATATGATGATGATTCAAAATCATAATATATAGCATCTCGAGGTAAATCATCTCCAACATTTAATTGAGTTTTTCCAGGAATTTCTTTTTCAATTGGAGCTTCTGGATAATATTTACCATTATATTTATAAGCAGTTGTAGTTTTAGGAGTAACTTTTCTACCATTATACTTATACACAGGTTTGCCAGCTACTTCTTCTGTAACTAATTCTGGATTATAAATTACATTACCATGGTCTGTTATATACGAAACATTATTTTCTTTAGTTACTAAAGATGGATCAGAAATTTCTTCATCTGATAAGAAATATTTTTTAGTTGGAGATTTAGTATATACAGGAACATTACCATTCTTGTTTGAAATAGGAGCCAATTTTCCTAAAGATGCCTCATTACCAGTTGGAGCCTCAAGACCAGGGGCAGCATTTTCAACAATTTTATTCTTACCTCTAAGTGTATTCCAGAAATTTTGTCCTACACTGTTCATTGTATTAAATCTTCCAAAAGTTAATTCTGGAGTGACTCTTAAATTAAAATTGGTTCCAGCTACTTGAAACTGAGGAGTAAATCCTAAATCACTACCTAAACGCAATCCTTGAGATATATTTGAATTTACCCAATTGGTGTAATCACTAGCTATTTGTCTCCCAAGTTTTCTTCCAGCATTCACTGTATAACCAATTCCAGATTTTACTGGAGTAGCAAAAGGAAATGCACTTAAAGTACCTAAACCAAATCCACCAAACCCACTTAACATTCCTAAAACAGGCTAACCATGCTGCATATAATATTTTGATCTCTAAAATGCATCATCAGTTACCATAAATGGATTAAGTGCATGATTTAAAGTTCTTGCCTCTCCTTTTAAAATTTCACCTACTGGTCTATTAAAATAATTCTAAGTTGTTTCAATAACCTAAGGCATTATTTTTACAGCAGCCTACATTGAACCAGTACCATTTGGATCAGAAATCCATTGATGATAAGGATTAGTTTGAACCATATAATTAATTTCATTTCTTCTTGCATCATTTTCTCTTTCTTTATAAGATTTTGGATTTTTATCTGGCCCAATATATCCTCTATGTCTTTCGTAGGCTTTTTTTGCCTCAGCTTCTTTTCTTTCAGCATCTTTTTGCTTTATTATGGGTATCTAACTTTGCTGCTAATTATAATAATTAATAGCTCCCATCTAATCGCTATTACTTGGGGTAGTTCCTGGGACTGGAGGAACCATTATATTTCCCCACTAGTATTTTTTAATTAATTTTTTCATATAAGTTTATATTTATTATGATTCCATTACTTGTTTAACACTTGCTCCACTTTTTCCACCGTACCATTTACTATCACTAGGATTACCTAACCCTCTTAATACTTTTCTAACTCCACCAATTCCTCCTAACCATGCTCCTTTAATTAAAGCATTCATATCATATCCTCTTGCATTAGCAATTCTTAAATCTTCTGAATTAAATCTTTTTTCTATATCTCTTGCCAATTTAACCGCAGCAGCAATTTGTGCTTGAGGATTGTTAAGGAATTCATCAACACTTAATCCAGAATAATGAGTAATATTATTTATTTTACCATCTTGCCAGAATTGGAAACATCCATAAGCAGGAGCCCCAGCAGTATTTTGTATTCCAAAATTAAATCTACTTTCTCTATTAGCAATGTCTGTTAAAACTTGTTCATACTTTTTTGCTGAAGGATCAATAGATAAATATTTATCAAATTCCTATTTAAAGAAATTATATCCTTTGCCAGAATAATGTTTTTCAGATGGAGTCAATAATTTACTTTTTTTCTTTTTAGGAGCATACACTCTAGTATACCAAGCATTATCTTCTTCATTATTAGTTAAAGCTTGCTACTACTATCGTTTTTGCTCAAATAAAGGAGGAACATCTTCTATCTAAAAAGAAATATTTAATGGTTCATTACTAATTTCATTTTCACTTTCAAAGAAATTATCTGGAGAAAATCTTTGTGGTGTAGGTAAAGAGGTTAATAATCCTCCTAATTGAAATTTAAATCCTTGTTTACCTTTACGTATTCTGCCTGCACCAAAATAATTTGACATATTATTTAAATTCCAGTCCATAATCTAAGTTTTTGATCCAGAAGCACTTCCCTAGGCTACTTGAATTATTCCTTCACCAAGTCTACTTACATCAGTTACAATAGCAACATGACTAGCCTAACCATGCGGAACTCTATCACCTTGTGTGTCCTATTTAAATACTAAATCCCCTACTCTTAAATCAGGTAAATCTACTCTATCAGTATTAGCATAAAGTGTTCTACAATTTCCAGATAAATTATATCCTAAATCTCCTAAAATACGAGAAACAAAATTAGAACAATCATAATGTCCAAGAGAACCTTTAAATCCTAAATGAGGAGTAATAGCTGCCATTAATCTATCGTGACTAATACTAGGTGTTTTAGAAGAAGGTTGATATTCATGATAAACTGTATTATACCAAGGTTCTTCCTAGTGGTCTTCTATACTATTATTATAAATAGAACTTAAATCATAAGTTCTTTTAGGCTACTAGTATACAGACAAGTCTTGTAAAAGAGGATCTACATTATCTTTTTTACTCTTTTTATTACTCTTTGGATCATAAACAGGTGCTTGATCCGTATCTACAAATAAATTACTAATACTTTTATAGTTTATTCCCGGGATTAAAGAACCACCTTCCTAATGTTTCCATTTTCTAGCATTATCTGCAAAAGTTGCTCTTTTTCTTGTTACAGGATTAGAACTATTTTTTCCTTTTTGTATACAAGCATCAGTAACTTTTCCACCACAATATGAAGTAAAAGAACCCCTATTTTTCTTTTTAATATGTATCCCCAATTTTCCCATAGGAATTAATTGAGAAAAATAACCATTAGAAGTATTATCTTCAAGATGTGGCAAAACATCATCATTGAAATTGTTTAAATTTATCTAAACTTTCATTCTTTATATCCTTTAATTTTGTTTTAACTAATAATACAGTTAATTTTAGTAAATTCAAAATAGATAAAGGTTAGAACAAGTTTATTAGATTCGGCTTACTGCGAATTGTATTTATTTGTTTAATTAGAATTATTTAATAACGTTAAAAGGTGAAAAGGTTCAATAAATTATCAATACAACTAGGGCTATCAGTACTACTTATAATTTTTGGTATTGGATTATTGATAGCTTCATTTATTGTACCTCCGACAGGTGTAATAGATAACTCAGTGCTAGTCGCATATGGCGAAACACTTACATTTGTAGGAGCTTTAATAGGAGTAGATTATTCCTACAAATACAAAATAGGAAGAGATAAAGAAGACTAAAGACAATAGTAAAAATAATCAAATGATATATGAGTATGCAAATTGATAAACAAAATGGTAGTATTGCGTTTAATGAAGAAAAACACAAATACTGGAATGTAAATGATGAATCAAAAAGATTTATTTCAGTTACTACTTTAATTGAAAAGTTTGGACAACCTTTTGATAGAGATTTTTGGAGTGCTTATAAAGCATTAGAAAAATTAATTCCAGCAGATTCTTGGAAAATTGAGAAAAAATCTCTATTAAATACAAAAAGGTTCAATAAATCTATTTTAGATGTATATGATATTTCTGAAAATGACTTCAATAAAACTCAACAAGACATTTTAGATGCTTGGGATGAAGAAAATCGTAAATCTTGTGAAAGAGGTACTAAGATTCATGCTCAATTAGAAAATGAGTTTTATAATGGAGGTAAAAATGTTGAACTGAAGAAATTTGGTTTAGGAGGTAAGTTTGAGTGTAGACGAAATTACACTGAACTTGATTTACCTTACGGAGTTTATCCAGAATACTTAATTTCTAGAACTTCTCCAGATGGTATATTGAATATTGCTGGACAAATTGATTGTTTAGTAAAAAATGGAAATGAGATAATCATAATTGACCATAAAACTAATAAGAAATTAGATTTAAAAGGTGGTTTTAATACAAACACAAAATCTACAGTTAAAATGCTGTATCCATTAAATAATTTAGATGATTGTAACTTTAATCACTATCAACTTCAGTTATCAACTTATGCTTGGATGCTTCAAAAAATTAATCCAGAATTTGTTATTAAAGATTTAATATTAAATCATTATGATCATGATGGAAATAATACTTTATATCATTGTGATTATTTAAAAACGGAAGTTGAAAGAATGTTAGCTTTTTATAAGAAAGAGCTAATTAAAGAAGCTCAACGTGCTAAAAGAAAACCAATTGAATATTAACCCTTAAATTTTGTTAAAAATATTTTTGGTCTTTATAAGATAAAAACATTCACTCTCTTTTTAAAGGGTTATTTTAAATTATATGTATATGAAACTTCCTGTAGGACAAATTGTTAAAGGACATATCAACGAATTAGTTGGTTTGAATGAAGATATATCAGAATATAGAATGAAGATATGCAAGAAATGTCCTATCTATTCTATTGAATGGGGAGGAACCTGCAACAGAAAACTTTGGATAGATCCAGATACAGATAAAGTATCATTAAAACCTTTAGAGGGTTATGTTCAGGGATGTGGTTGTCGACTCCTAGCTAAAACCACATTACCTAATGCTAAATGTATAGCTGGGAAATGGTAATGAATTTTTAAAATTAATGAATTATGGGAAACATGAGAAATGAATTAAGTATGCAAGAAAAAATTGCAAGAGAAATTAGTAAAGTTGATTCTGATGCAGTATTTGTTAATATGAATGACAAATCATTAGATGAACACATTGATGCAATGAAGCGTGAAAAATGGAATGAAAGTGTTCAGAAAATAGAAGATAAATTTGCTAACCATGAGAAAAAATTACAAGAAGCTGCTGATGAATATGCTAAAAATTTAAATGAAGTACAGATAATGCCTATTGGTAATTATGTTATTGTACGTCCATTTACTGAGAATCCATTCCAAAAAGTAACAGTTTCTAGTTCTGGCCTTATTACAGATCTTGGTGGAATGATTCCAGAATATAAAAATAGTGATTCAGGAGAATATGAAGAAGCAGAACAGGTAATTAAAGTAGGTGTAGTTATCGAAGCGGGTCCTGAATGTAAATGGTTAAAGAGTGGAGACACTATTATGTGGACTGTAATGTCAGAAGTAGTAATTCCTTTCTATAACTTTGGATTTAGACTAGTTAATGAAACTAGAGCAATTTGTGTAATTAATGATGATTTAAATGAAAGATTTAAAAAAGACTAATATGGAAGAAAAAGTTTTCTTTTCACCAGGTGATTTAGTAACTATTCGATAGAATATTCCAAATAAACCAATCATGCTTGTTGTTAAAAAAGTAAACAGTATGATTAAACATGATGAAGACAAGGAAGGAATATTAAGAGGAATACGTTGCAGATGGTTTACATCTGATGGATATATTCAAGAAGATGTATTTAATACAAAAGATTTAGAACTTGTAAAACAATGAGACAAATAAAATATTTTTAGGCTGGTAAAAACATAGTTGCACCAGCAACTGATGGTTCAAATGTTTTAGATTTCTCAGACCTTCGTCTGGGATTATTTAATCGCCGAAAAAAATTATAGTATTTTAGAGATAACGGTTACTTATATCAAGGTCAAAATGGTAACTTGTATCGATTTAATGATGCATTTCAAACTGATGATCAAGGAAAGCCAACAGATACTGGGTACACAGATGAAGATTGGTTTAATAAAATAAGAGAAGAAAGACATAATCAAAGATATGCTCGTAAATATGGTGTTTCTACTCCAGAAGGTTGGACAGATGAACAAGCCAATATTCGTAAAAAAATGTTGGCTACTAATAATCCATATATTAAAGTGACCCCTAAATCAAAGGTAGAAACTCCTGAAGAAAAAAGAACATATAATTATTCTTTTGATAATTCTGATTCTTATACTCCAGCATATAAAGCTTTACTTGAATCTTTATATGCAAATGAAAGATATAATACTCTAAATGACTTGTTGGGTACTGATAGAAATTTTACTAATGTTGGAATACAAAATTATTTAGCAAATCAAGGATATTCTGATAATTTTAATGGTTATTTATAGAGTCTTGCTGCTAATGATTTAACTTCAGATTAGATTAAAGCTATATCTGATTTATATAAACCTGACACAGTTAATCCAACTTTACCAACAGATCTCCCTGCAATATCTGAGAATGTTGACAATTGGGATAAAATAAAATGGGGAGCTAGAGGCATTACTAATCCAGCCAGAGCAAGAGCAGTATAGACAGCTTTTGGTTTAAAACATATAGATAATTATTGGTCTCCTGGTGGTGAAACAGATAAATTATTTGTTGATCCTGCCGGAGCTTTATATGGAAAAAGTCTTTCTAAAGATAATTTTGTTGGAGATTTCTTTGTAATTCAAGACGCTAATGGTACAAAATATTATGCTGGATCAGATGGTAAAGTCTATGATGCACAAGGAAATGTGGTATCTTCTTATAAATATCAAAGTAATAAATACACATTTAAAAAAGGTGGTAAAATGAAATATTTTCAAATGGGTGGTCAAGTTAACCAACAACAAGTAAATAGAGATAATTCTGCAAAACAAAGAGAAATTTTAAAATCTGCATTTGAAACTGCTGCAACTGGAGATATGGAAGCTTTATCTAAGATATTAGGTATTACAACTCAAGAACAACTTGGTAATTTTATTACATTAGCTACAAAAATTAGCAAACAAAAAGATGCTGATCCGGAAATGGCTGAATTAGCATCAAAAGCTTTAAATGGAATTTAGCAAGCATTATCAGTTAAAGCTGAATATGGAGCTAAACTTGAATATTTTAGAAAATTACAAGGCAAATGTCCAGAAGGTTATGAAATGAAGATGTTTAAGATTGGTGGAAAAGTTTGCAAAAAATGTCAGAAAATAGAAGAAGCCTGCAAAGGTAAGAAAATGGAAAATGGTGGAGAATCTCCATTAGTAACCAAATTTAAGAACGGCAGAAAGTGTAAAAAATAATACTATGGAACCACTAGGTTGGATGAATTTAGCTCAAGCTGGACAAACTATGTTAGATGGAGCTATGGACTATTGGGCTGCTAAAAAATGGGAAGAAAAATTCAAAGAGGATTTAAAAGACCAGAATGATTATGCCACATCGGCAGGTGAAACAGCAAGTATTCGTTCTGCTGCTTTACATGCAGCTCAATAGTGGGACCCTAACAGTTCAGTTGGATCTTTAGCAGCTCAAGGTTTATATAATTTATTTAAATAGCCGAAAGATAGAGATGAAATTGATCCAACTCCAGCTATAATAAATGTAATGGGAGCACTTGGTAGACAAGGATTTCCAAGATTTTTTAATAGATTATCTAATAAACCAAAAGAAGAAGTTCCTGAAGTTGAAGTAGATGTTCCTAAAAAAGATTCAGAGAAAATAAATAATGATGTATTAACAAATCAAAGTTTTGGATAGGATAATGATAATTTACTCGTAAATTATTGGAATAGAACTCAGAAAAAAGATCCTTTATCTATAAGTTCAATTAATAATCCTAATATTCCATCCATTACTTCATTTAATACTGAATTAAACCCAATAACTGGGTCTACTTCAATAAATAAACCTATGATGACTACTTCAAATCCAAGCAATGTAAAACAAACTTTAGATTTTACAAAACCTTTTAAATCAGAAGTAAGACCTTGGGGAATATCAGGAAGTAACATTTCTTTTGGAAGATTAGGTTTAAAATTAAAATTAATTCCAAAATGATAAAAATATTTCAATATAATAATGCTAATGGTACTGTGGAACTCAATCATCATGAAATATTACTTGTGAAAGAGTTTAATGAGTTGATGAAAGATGAACGAAATATTTGTAAAGAGGATAAAGACGGAAAATATAAATTAAGAGCTTTTAGAGAATTTACATATATATATTTAGCTTTAGATTGGCAAAGTCCTTATGCAGATTTTAGTGAACAAGAACGACATATGCTTTCTTTACAAGATGCACATATGACAGATGAAGAGTTTAATAATCCTGAATTTAGAGCTGCTTGTCGAAAATTTAAGTCTATTTAGGAATCAACTCGATCTATTCGTTTACTACATGCTGCACAAGAGACTGTTGACAAATTTATTGATTATTTTCATAACATAGATCCTGAAGAAAGAGATTTACAAACAGGAAAACCAATATTTAAAGTAAAAGATATTATGGCTGAAATTTCTTCATTATCTAAGGTTCAAGATGAACTTACAACTCTTGAATCTATGGTTAAGAAAGAAGTAGCTGAATCTTCTACTTTACGTGGTGGTTATGAAGATGGTTATACTCCTAATTTTTAATTATGGCAGAAGAAGTTAAAAGAAAAAGAGGTAGACCTAGAAAAACTCCTCTTGTTTAGCTTCCTGATGAAATACAAACCATAGTTTAGGAGGTTAAACAAAAAGAAGAAAAATTATAGTAGGAAGAAATTGCTCAAATTAAATAGGAAGTCATAAAAGAACGTAATGGTGGATGGGATTTTTCTGTTAATGATGTTGTTACATATTTTGATGCTAGAAAGTCTTATGAAATAACAGGTTATAAACCGATTAATGAAACACAAGGTTTAGACTTTAAACCTGAATGGTTTACAGAGACAAGAGAGGTTTTCTTAAGGACAGGTCATTATTGTTAGTATCCTAGAAACACGAAAGCATACAATGATTTCTGGGATGAACAGTATAGAAGATGTCAAGATGGAATGACTGTTAATGGATATACTATTACAGGAGACCATTATTTCTTTCTTAATTTTTATCAATTGATGGACCTGACTTCTGCAAAGAAAGCAGGTTCATCTCGTTTATACGACTTCCCTAAATTCTTTGTAGGGCAATATGAATTCTTTCATTATGTTGAATTAGCTCGAAGATTAAGAGTTAATGCTGTGTTAATGAAAGCTAGAGGTATTGGATATTCTGAAATTAATGCTGCTATTTTAGCTAATGCTTATAATAGTTATAGAAATTCAGTTAATGTCCTTACAGCTTAGTTAGAGAATTATTTAAATAAAACTTTAGATAAAGTATGGAATGCTCTTGCCTTCCTAAATAATTATACCGATGGAGGTTTCTTCAAATTAAGACAAGTGTCAGATACTTATACTAAAAAGAGAGCATCTGTATATAAAATTATAAATGGTCAGAAAATTGAAACTGGTTGGATGTCTTAGATTGAAGGTATTCTTGCTGATAAACCTAATAAAATTAGAGGTGATCGTACTGACTTATTAGTTTATGAAGAGTTGGGTTCTTGGCCTAATTCAACTAAAGCTTTTATTCAAGGTGATGCTCTTGTAGGAATTTAGGGTGCTAGATTCGGTATAAAATTAGGAGGAGGAACAGGTGGTGATGCTGGTGCAGCTCTTGAAGGATTACGTAAAATGTATTATAATACTGATGTTTATGATATTCTCCCATATCACCATAATCATACACCTACTGGTGAAGAAGTATCAACTGCTTATTTTATTCCTGCTTATGCTATTGTAAATAGACCAGATTGTACTGATGAAAGAGGATGGACTGACCCTGAAAAAGGTAAAGCTTATTATAATACTTAGCGAGATAAAAAAGCAAAAGATCCAAAAGCTCTTATAATTTATTGTGCTGAATATTGTTTTACTGCTGAAGAAGCTTTCTCATTAGAAGGAGAAAATAAATTTAATAAAATTATCGTAGCAGAGCAATTAGCAAATATTAGATTACATAAAATTGCTCCAGAAATACATCATGGAAATTTAGCATATGTATATAAGAATGGAGTACATACTAAAGAAAATATTATAGGGTTTAGATGGGATGAAAGTCTAACTGGTAAGATACACATATTAGAGCATCCAGTTTGGACAAATTTATATAAGGAAAGTCTTCAGGAAAATGAAGAAAGAGATTATTCAGAAATGCATAATTTATATATAGCGGGTATTGACTCTATTGACATTGGAGCAAAAGATACTTCAGTTAATACTGATAATCCATCTAAATTTTGCATAACGATTAAAAAGCGTGCATTTGGTTTAGGAGAACCATAGTATGTTGCATATTATAAAGATAGACCAGATGATATTCGTGAAGCTTATAAAATAGCTATGTGCTTAGCATAGTATTATAAAGCTGCAATTAACATTGAAGCAACTCGTGTATCTATGTTAACTTGGGCTAGAGAAAAAGGATTCTATAATTATTTCATGGCAAGACCTCGAGCTACATATCCTGACCCAACAAAAATTGGAAGGAGAACTGTAGGTACTCCAGCTACAACAGTAATTATTGACCATCAAACTGATTTAATTGCAAATTTTGTTGAAGACTTTGGACATACAATTTGGTTTGAAGATATGCTTGATGAACTCAATAGATACACAGATGAAAATAAAACTCATTTTGATATTATAGCTAGTATGGGTA